TTCTCTTTAATCTCTGCATCATTACGTGGATTATCATTAAATGTTGCAGCACCAATAATTCTTAGTGCTTGCAGTGCACGGCTATTTACTCCGTTTCCTTTTGTAAAGGTGAACTCTTCAAGTTCTTTGTACGAACTGAATGGTCGTGCAGATATGTACCTTTCTCCAATTTTGTCAGAGATGTACTTGATAGCACTGAGTCCAAACCTAATGCCCTTACCCTCAATCTTAAAGTCAATATCTGAATCATTAATGTGAGGTAACTTAATGCTAATGCCCATTCTTTTTGCTTCAATAAGGTATTCAGTTCTTGCATCTTTATCCTTTTCATTTTTTAGTAGAGAATACATAAACTCTAGTGGATAGTGGTACTTGAGCCATGCTGTCCAGTATGACAGTGTTGAATATGCTACTGCGTGAGACTTATTAAATGAGTACCCTGCGTGAGCCTCAAAGTCATGCCATAGATCACGAGCAAGGTTTGGTGAAACAAATCTAGATGCACCTTCTACGAACTTTTCCTTAAACTGATCAAATTCTTTAGCATCCTTTTTCTTTCCAATGATCTTTCTAACTTTGTCTGCTTCCGACATGGACATACCGCCAAGCGATACGCATGCTTGCATAACTTGTTCCTGGTAAAGAATACAGCCATATGTGTCCTCCGTAAATTCTTTTAGTACTTGGTGAGTATACCCAATATTTTGACGACCATGCTTGCGCTCAATATAATCTTTACCAATTGTATTCATAGCACCTGGGCGAACCAAAGCGTTAGATGCAGCAAGTTCTGATAAATTCTTTACACCCATTTTAACAAGAAGGTTTGTGTATGGTGTTGCTTCACATTGGAATACGCCCTTTGTGTATCCATCAGATAGCATCTGATAAACATTGGCATCATTCATATCAATCTTAAGAAGGTCAATGGCTTTACCATCTCTTTCCTCAATAATGGTTAGAGTATCTTTTAGTACTGATAGTGTTTTTAGTCCAAGTGCGTCGATCTTGATGAGGCCAATCTTTTCAGCCTCTTCCATGTCAACTGCAACCACAGGAATACGCTCATCGCTACCAGTAGAAGAGCGTGTCTCCATTGGTGCGTACCTAAAAATAGGATCTTTACTAGTGACAACACCAGCAGCATGGATGCCAGTGCCCCTAATACGACCACGAAGTTGTTCTCCATATATTTCTACCTCTGGATATTTCTCACGGAACTCCCGTGTTGATTTAGATGTGCAAAAGTCTTCCCATGTATCAACTAGTTTTAAAACTTTGTTGACATCTGTTAGTGGGATGTTTAGAACTCGTGCAACATCTCGTACTACACCCTTATCTTTGAATGAAAGAAATGTAGCAATTGATGCAACATGTCGATACTGTCTAACTAAATAATCCTTAACCTCTTCACGACGAGAGTCCTGAATATCTGTATCGATATCTGGGAAGTCATTACGATCTGGATTAATAAAGCGGAAGAATAGTAGTCCATGCTTAATTGGATCAATGTCTGTAATGCTTAGTGCATAACATAGTAAAGAACCAGCAGCAGATCCACGACCTGGACCTACCATGATGCCTTCTTTCTTTGCCCAAGAAATCATATTTCTAACAACAAGAAAGTATGGCGCAAAGTTCTTATCCTTGATGACCTTCAACTCTTCATCTAGTCTATCTAGATATTCCTGGCTATCTACGATGCCTCTTTCAATAAGACCAGCCAGTGCTAACTCTTTTAGTTCTTTATCTGGGTTCTTGTACTGTGCTGGTAGAAGATCTAATCCTTCTTGAATTCCATAGTCCGTTACCTTTTCTGCAACCTCTAAAGTGTTAGCATAGATATCTGGACGATCAATTCCTTGTGCTTCCATTGCAGACTTCATTTCCTCATACGAAAGCAAATGAATGTCAAACTTATTAAATGTAATCTGTCTGTCTTCACCATACAAGTAGTCAAGTCGCTTCATCATGTCTGGTTGCTTCTTAGACTTTTCAAATGTATGCTCTTTATCAATCTTAACGTGAGTGTTAAGAAGAAGTTTAAATTCCTGAATTTCTTTTTGATCTGTATGGCTGTGGTGGCAGTCAGGGGTTACGACAACCTTAATGCCAAACTCATCTGCCAATGCAATAAGTTGCTTGTTGATTTCTGCTTCGTTGTGAGGCATAACCTCAATATAGTAGTCATCATTAAAGACTCGCTTAAACCATTCAATATACTTCTTAGCGATAGCAAACTCATTGTTCTCAAGTGCCTTTACTAACACACTACTTGGACAAGCAGATGTAACAATAATTCCTTCAGCATACTTTTCAAGAATCTCAAAATCAAATCTTGGCTTCTTGAAGTATCCCTCTGTCCAAGAGATTTCGCTAATCTTGTTTAGGTTTTCTAAACCAATTTGGTTCTTGGCAAGAAGGACTATATGGTTATAAACTAGATCTAGATCTCCGTCTCTTTCAGACTTATCTCTAGTATCAAATCTATCTTGACACATATAGCCTTCTATACCAAGTATAGGCTTAATACCCTTCGCTTTTGCAATACGGTGCAGTTCCCTATGCCCAGATAAAGTACCGTGGTCAGTGATGGCTATTGCAGGCATCCCTAACTCAACTGCACGGTCAACGTATTCTTCTGGAGTAGCGATTCCGTCAAAGAGGGAATAGTGGGTATGTACGTGTAAGCCTACGTAACTCATTTATTACCAGTCGATATTCGTGCTGGTAACAGATGGAGTGTCAAACCCAAAGTAGAATGCTTCTTGCTCTGGATACGGAACTTCACGAACAACCTTTTCTAGGTTGTGGAACTCGAAGCCTTCCCAATTGAATGGCTCTGAATCTGGCTTTGAAGGAAGAAGTGTGTAATTAGTTTCAGTTCCCTGACCATTACGCTTTAACTTCCACTCAAGGTTTGAGATGCTACCTGTATCAAGTGCATACTCACGAATGTTATTGAATGCTGATTGCTTACTGATTCCTTGTGACCAAACAGCAATGTAAGGATCTTCTAGACCATCGTTAATTAAAACGTTGCAGTAGAAACGAAGACGTGCTCTCCATCCTGACTTTGGCTCCTTACGAGCCATTTCACAACCAAAGCAACGACCTTCTGAGTCAATTGTACAAGCAGCCTTTCGCTTGTAATCCTTTGGATTTGTATGTTCTGATACTACAACAGATAGACCACGATCCTCTGAGTAGTTTGCTGAGTCCTGATCAAGTTCTTCTACAAATCTGACCTTTGCTGACTGACCGTCTGCAAGTTTAACCCACTTCACTTTTTGTCCTGTTCCTTCATATTTTGGTTTTTCGAGCAGGGCGTTGATATCTTTTAATCCCTTAATTACGCTCATATTATTCTCCTTTTGTTGTTGTTATATTAGTTTAGCATAGACATGATTGATTTGTCAAACGAAAACTCTAGAGACTTGATATCTTCATCTAGCATATCGCCAATGTCCTTGTATTGCTTATTTAGTTGTATTACAGAAACACGAGAGCCAAGTTTTTCAACTATCTTAGTTTTCATATTTCCACCTGCTTCATCATTATCAGCAATAACAATAATGTTATTAAAATACTTTTGAAGCAATTCTATTTGTATGTTTGAGACATTTGATCCAAGGGTAGCCACTGCTGGGAAACCCACCTGATCTAAACGTATAGCATCGAAAGATGATTCTACTACATATACCTTATCAGCAGACTTGACTCTATTTAAATTAAACAATGTCTTTGCTTTTGGTAGTCCTGGTGTATTCTTAAACTCTTTGCCCTCAATTGATCGTCCAACAAATCCAACTGGCATACCGTCTGGACTGTGTACTGGAACAGTAACCATATCCTGTTTTTCAGAATATCCAAGTGAGAACTTAGCCCACGATGCTGTATTTATCTTGCGATACTTAAAGTAATCTTTTGCTCTATCTGATGAAAGAAGATTGTTATAAAGTCTTTTTAAAATCAATTCGTCATACAAAACAAAGTCAGGCTTAACGTATAATTTTTTATTAATGTCTTGCTCTAGGTCTGTCTCTATCTCTTTACTTTTAATAAATCTAATTGACTCAAAATAGGTTCTACCTGAAGTGTGCATAACAAACTCAATTAAATCAGTTACATGGTGGCATGAGAAACAAAAAAACTTACCAGTACTCTTATCTATTTCACCAGCAGGTGTTCTGTTGTTGTTATGGAAGGGACAAAAAATAATATAGTCAGAGTCAACCTCAGACTCTATATCTACACCTGCTCCTGAGAGAACTCGCTTGATTTGCTCTTTTGTGTATATATTGGTCTTATTCCGTCTATCCCTATTATCCATTCGCTCTGCTTTCTTCCTATGTATATTCCGTGTAGTGTTAATGCAAAATAAAAACTTTTCTTCTTTTCATTATAGTCTATAGTAAAATCTGGCTCTATGTCAAACCTTGGTACATATCCAGTTAGTTTCATTTCTGAGGTTAGAAGCCTAATGTACTCTAGTTTGAGCCTACCTATGGCAGATTCATCATGGATAACTCCATCTAAATAGAACTTCTTTATGGGCTTGTGATGATAATTTGCCATGTAACATATTATACCGTCCTATCTTCAAAATCTTTATACCTGTAATATCCCTTGTCAAAGTCTACCTGAACCAAGAAATCTCCCATAAATCCATTACGATTCTTTCTAAATGCACACTCAATAACATCGCTATTGGTACTACGGCCTAGGGCAATAACCCAGTCAGCATCATAGGCAATCTGTCTTGACCAAGCAGTCTGTCCAAGAGTTGGAACACCGCTAAGATCATTTACATCGTCTGGTGTCGCAGATGAGATAGCAATAATCGGAACCTCTTCGCCAATAGCCATTAGTTTAAGTTCTCGTGAAAGGTTCTTCATTCGTACCGTTTCATTATCTGACTTCTGATTAGGAGCCATCAACTGAAGGTAGTCAACAATTACAAAGTCTGGCTTGTATTGATCAATCTTTCCACGAAGAACTGAAGGGTTGATTTCTCCTCCTTGATCATTAGAAATAATGTGGAACTCTGGCTTACCCTGAAGATGCTTTGCATGCCACATCTTTAGCGTTTCTATCTCAACCTCACCGTTGCTTAGTTTTCTATGTGACCAAAGACCCTCACCCATAATTGTAAATACACGATTACGAACTTCTGTCTCGCTCATTTCAAGTGAGATGACGAGTGGTGTCTTGCCTTGTTTCCAGGCCTGTACAGCGAAGTAGAGAGCCATCCAAGACTTTCCAATACCTGGATATGCAAGGAACACTCCAAGTTGTCCTGGCATGATTCCAGAAGGAAGGTAGTTGTCAAACCCTGGAAGATTTGTTTTAATTCCAACGTGACCTAGTGCTTGCTGCTCTTTCACATGCTCGAAGTATGCAACAGCAGACTCAAGATCTGTAACATCAATGTCACGAATTGCTGATGTGTTTTTCTTTAACTCTGATGTCTGTGTGATTAGATTCTCTAAAGCCTTGTTACCTTCACCCTGCTGAACGTCACCTGCTGCAGATCGAAGTATATCCTTTAGACTATCTGTAAGGTACTCTGTTTGTAGTTCTTCTAGGTGATGCTTTGTTGCACCAACACCGTCAACTGGCTGGAAGTCACGGAACTTTTCTACAACAAGATTTACTGGAGGTACGGAACTGTTATGCTCAAAATAGTTTCTGATAAAGTTCCAAACATCTGTGTGTGTTCTAAGAAGGTTATCAACGTTTGCCTGAAGCAGAACGTGTACTTGTTTGTCATTAAGTACTGCGGAGATTAATTTTGCCTCTGTATTATTCACTTAGCCACTCCTTTGCCATTCGTCTGCGCTCTGCTCTCTCTTCGTCATCTTTCTTTTTATCTTTTTGTGCTTGTAATATTTTCTCTGCATTGTATGCAAAGTAGTTCCATGATGGATTTTCTGAAACTAAAAAGTAATACTCAAGTATATCGTAGCAGCCTGATAAACCATAAGACTCTACCAGTGCATCTGAAGCCCACTGCTCTACATTTAGGTTAAGGGATGGCTTTGATTCGTACCTTGCGGTATGATACTTGCTGTATCTTGAAAGCAAAGCCATTCGGTCTTTGCGTTCAGCCATTACTCTGAGATTTCAGACTTTGCTTCGTTGACCTTCTCTGTCAACTTGTCTTCTACGAACTTGTACACACGCTCAAAAGCATCGTTCGTATTCTCACCTTCACGCTTAGAATCAATAACATTAAGATCAATTCTCAATGACTGAAAGTTTCCAAGATTAAGAGTGTAGCCAAGAGTTACACCAACCTTAGTATTATCACTGCTACTTGTATTTTCTACTTCTGACATTTCATACCCTTCGTTAAATAGACTCATTCCACACTGGAATAAATCGTCCATCTTCAGTTCTCGTATATGTAAGTATACCGTCTCCCATGCGCCGTGTCAACTCTTGCTGCGATGGAGTAATATCATTTGTTATTAAATTGTCTTTCCTTGGTCTACCAATATGGTACGTAGCAAGTATATCACGAATCTCCCTTACTTGGGATTCTGAGTAATATGATCTTACCTGAAATCCTCTTGCTCCACCTTTTTGAGATCCAGTTGGAAAAGGAATTACACCACGCTTCATTAAATCTGGCAGATATTTCTTATGACGATTAACTAAATCAGCAGTCTGCCCAACGGTATATGCACGTTCTCTTTTATTTTTAAAATCACTAATAAGACAACTTTCAATTCTATCTTGTGTAATATTATAAACAGACATTATTCCATTAGATCTGTTTAGGTGATGCATTCTTACAAGGTCTCCATTTAAAAACCAAACTTTTTTATTTCCTGGTATTACAGGGGACTCATTGTAGCCTTCGCTCTCGATACTTCCTTTTTTAATAGCCATAGTCCCTCTGGTGATGCTGTTGGTGGATTAAAGAATCTTCTTGAACCGCAGTATATGCAGTAAACTTCCAGGTAATCAATTTTACTATACTGTCTGTCTATGAACATTCTTCTGGTGCATTTGATACATTTTATCATTATTAATTTGGAATTCCAATGATAACAAGATTAACATCTACTGACATATCTCCTGTTGTTCCAAACCTAACAATTCCTTCAACCTTAGAAGTTGTCACAGTCTTTAGTACTACTGATACATTCTTACCAGCATCTGTTCCTCCAATATTGATTGGAGTTGCAGTTGCGATTGGTGCATACTTAAAGTCTGTTGGAAAGTCATAGGAGAACGCAACTTCTGTACCTGCGTTTCTAGTAGAACTATTTACAACGTTGACGTACCCACCAATAATTCTAGCCTCAGAAGCCTTGACGCTCTGCTTTCCAACCCCTGGAGTATCTACTGTAACATACTTGTAAACTGCTGGAGATATCTGGGATGATAAATCGTTAATTGCTGTAGCCAACTGATAGATATAAGAAACATCTAGTGGCTGTCCTCGTTCTGGAAGTGGTAGTTTTGACATGATATATCTATTATACCATTAAACGTTTTCCTGTGGAGACTCAAAAAGAGTTGATCCAGCATATCTTTGCTTTGGAAATGTTGGAACCTGTACAGCAATTTGAACAGTTGTTGCTCCAGTTTTAATAATAGTAGAATGGCTAGTTGTAAAAACTGTAGAGACAAACTGCCATGGTTGACTATCCCATTTAACATAAACATCAAATTCAGATTTTGTTCCAGGCTCTGGAGTCCAGACAGTGGTTATTGTGTCGCTTGTTTGATTGACTGCAACCCTGTAGTCTATACCAATGACATCTGGTAGAGGCACTGAATATTTAACTGACCAATGAGAACTTCTATTTTTATCTTCTGAAACAATACGAAATCTAACAGCATAGTCTTTATTTTCTCCAGACCTTTGTGGCAAAGAGGCCTTTGGTATTATTACTTTCTTAATACCGCTATCTGGTAATGCCATTACTGAACATCCAAAGCAAATCTAAACTCAATATAGTTTGTTGTATTTGCCAACTTAACAATAGGCTGTGCACCTACATTTCTAATAACAGAGTACCCGCTCATGCCATATAGTGGGTTGGCAGAACTATTGTTTTCTAGTCTTATAGCATCAAGGCATACGTAGAAATCATCTGAGATTGTTCCGCCATCTGTGACGCATGCAAGAATCTTAACTACATCTACCTGACTCCAAGTAAACCCAGAACTCTTATAAAGTTCTTGAAGTTGTCTTGTGGCAACTACATATCTATTTGTAGCAAAGTTGTGCTGACCAGCAGATGTTCCATTATTTAGGTTGACTTCAAATCTTGCCCACTCGCCAGTATTGTGAATATCAGATGATGCAAACTCAACAATAATCTTTACATTGTCTGGGACAGCATTAGACTCTCCATCTTTATTGATTACAGTAAATGCCAGTTTGATTTCATCTGTTGGTGCATTTCTATTAAAATCAAGGCTTGCTCCAGTTAAGTGAAGGTGCTCTGATCCTGAATTGATAACCAAATGATTATTCCCATCAACAGATATATCTGAAACATCTCCTCTAACTACAACAATATTGTTAAAGAATCTGCATCTTTCATATCTAAGATATCTTTCCTGATTGGTAAAAATTCTATTGTCTGCGTTTGTTTGAAATACCTTCTCAGTTGTGTTTATAACGTTATTCTGTAAGTCTCCATCTAAAGGCTCGTAGATAATTGGTATAGATACCGCTGCAGTATCTGTATGATATTCCCAATTCTCATCCTGAGTAAATGCATAGATGGACTTGCTATCGTATGCTCCTGCAGATGTATTCGATCCTGCTGAAAAAATGCCAACCTCTGTAATCTCGTATCTTTCTTCGCTTGGAAGTTCTGCAGTTAAAACCAGTTTAGTTAAATTATCCTCAGATACATATCCACGAGAAATTATGGGGACACGGAACATTTCAAAGTTTAGTCTTTCCTGGTCTGAGTAGTCTCCTAGAACCCCATCTGAGGCCAATGGCTTGGCTCCACAGCCAAGAGCAATGTATGAGGCATAGGCTGGTGCCTGTCCCAATAGATATTTGGCTAAGATATTTTTTCCAGTATTAGTAATCATTTAGTTCACCTCGTATATTGTATCATCAAATAGGGCTCCACCATTAAGGATTTGAACCTCTACCTGCTCATCTTTTTCTAATGCAACAACATTTATAACAAGATCCCCAGTGTCTGGATCAATATATACCGTCTCATTATTTGGACCAGTCCCAACCTTGGGAATTCTCTTATCTAACTGAATAGGAAACTTTTTGAAATAACTCTCTGAAGTGTCCTGTAATGACAAAATATTTTGTGGGTTATACTGATAATTTATAGATGTTAAATTTTTGATTGGCTGATATATAACATTTTGTCCGTTAACAATATCTGATCTTGAGATATTGATAATTTCTTGACCACCAATATCTTCAAAAACAAGGTCTGTCATTATCTCTATTGGAAGAGACTCATCCGTAATAACGAATATGTCTTTTGATGCTGCAAGCACTCCATCACTTGCTGATGAAGGAGTTGATACTGGTAAATTTGGTAGGGCTTCAGCCATTTTATACCTCGCTTAGATATACGGTCATATCTGGTCCCTCTGAATTTTTTGCATACTCTATATTATATACTACGAACCTGCTAGTTGGACTAGATACCTGATTAACAGAATCATTGTCTTGGTAGTCAACTGTAACTATGTCTCCTAGTTGCAATATAGGGGTAGCAAATATCTTTATACCAACTGATCTTCTTGGCTTAACTACTTTGTTAACTATCCACTCCATTAAACTATTTGCATCGTCTTGTGTTTGAATATACGGAGTCTGTAAAGAAAAATCTTTCTTTCCATAGGTCATTCTACTAACCTTGATATCCTTAAAGTCATTGTCATATTTTATTGGAGACTTTATTAGGCTTGAGCCAGATATGTCTGGATTTGAGAAATCGCTATTCTTGCTAAAATATTCATCCATAGTCAATTCATGCTGAGACTCTTGTGTAAATGTAACACCCTGAATTCTTAAATAGTTTCCAGTTGTTTCATCTAAACTCAATGCTGTGTCAGTCGCATTAAAAATTAAGAACTCTGCTCCATAAGATCCCGCTCTAAATCCAGAAACTGTATAACCTTTTATCTTGTTAAAGGTAGGTGATAGTTTCGCATATAGTGCAGGGTATGCCTTGTCATACCTAACATTAAAGTATGCAGCCTCTCTCATGATAGACCCAAACTCCTCAAAGTACATATTATATTCAGGGGGTTGGGATGCGCTTATTCCAGATAGGTATGTAGACTGGACAACTCCACTCATTGCATACTTTCTAAATGATTCATTAACATCAATTTCTTGATCATCCACTGCTGACATAACTGGTGTGTCTAGTGCAAAAGTTGTATTCTGGCTATAGTTATTTGTTAGTGCATAAATATTTTCAAACATGCATCTTGCAGATCCACGAACAAACATTGCCATATTGTTATAGATAGGCAGTGGACTCTTGTCGTCTACTGTAGATATAAGTCTATTGTTTATGTAAAGATAAAATCTTCTTATATTTCCAAGGTCTTTGTACTCTACCGCTAAGTCGTATACTGTTGGATTCTCTTCCCCAACCATTCTGGACTGACCAGTAAACTTTCCATCGTCAACAATAATATTTGTAAGGCCACCCCATAGTTTAACTGGTATAGCCTTAGATGTTGCTGAATCTCTCATTACTTTATAAAACACAACATTGTCAAGATTTTCAGCATTTGAACTATAACTATTTACATTGTTTTCAGTCAATGCAAGTATCTCAAAGTAGTATCCAACATTTGTTGTAGGATTTAGCATTACAGCCATGCCACCTGAACCTGCACTAATGTTAATATTTTGATCTGGAGAGTTACCAGTTACAACAAAGTATGTATCGCTACCAATTGGTGTTTGACCACGGTTCTGATTGTTTTCAATCTTACCAATGATTCTCATTCTTGTTCCAAAGTGCTTGAACTTATTTGTAAGTGGTTTATGTACGTATGAGATAAAGTCAATTCCATTTTGTGTTGTTGTGAATGAAGGCCCATTAAGTACAAATGCCGATGACTGTATTGTTCCACTTTGAGTTGTCTTTAATCTATTCAGATCTGTTTCGGTTCCGTAATACTGTGACAAAAAGTTTTTAATAATTCCAGTTCTAACAGACTGCTGTGCCAGTGTATTAGAAACACCTGCTGCTTGAACATCTAAAGATAAGGACTCTACTTGAGCATCAATAGATGACTGATCCGCAAGACTAAAAAGTAATTCTGATCTCATAGTGCATCCACGAACTGAATCATTTGATGTCCAGTATGGATCTAATCCAGCGCTGTGTGAAACTACCTGCGTTCCAAACTGACCTCTACCATGCTTTGCAACTGGACCATTCTTTAGTTTTGTCACACCATTTATCTCTTGATAATTAGGCACAGAGTAAATTCGTACTAGCCCAGTTGGATAAATCTTACCGTTATGTCCAAGTTTAGAGAAATAGTTTTGATACTCAAGAACGTTATTTATCCAAACATTTCCATATCCTGTAACACTATACTCCACTGCATCAAACTTTATTACTTCTCCACTTGAATAAAAGTATCCATTGTATCTAGATAGCCAATAAACTCCTTCTCCTAGGTCCATAACATTATTTACTAAAGTGTTGTTTGCTACATATGGCACAGTAGATGATAGGTTTGAGTTAAGAGGTATTGCTCCTAATGTATAACTAGACTGATTGTTTGACTGACCATTGATAGACTTTGTGTTTTGATCCCCTGCAACTTCCCACAGCAGTACTGGCTTATATATCCAGGTCTTTTCTTTATCAATTAAACTTGCTTGTCTTAATGAGCCATAGGTTTTTTGAATATATCTGCTCTTATAGTTAATGCTGCCATCGTTAAATATATCATTATTCTGAGAGGCTATTGAAATTATGTTTGCCAATTTGTTTTGTGTTGTTTTATTTTGCAAAACACCATCTTTGGTAAAATCTTTTGATCCATGCAACTCAAAGTCTACGCTTCTCTCATCTGTTGATGGGAGAATGTAATTCTTGCTCATCATTACAAAATTGTTGTATTCATCAAAGAACATTGCTGTTTGTGTTGATATGGCAAGTTGATTTAAAACTTCTGCCACAGTTGTATCTGGAGATATGAAGAAGTATGGAATTATTGGGTCTGACTCTCCCTGTACTCTTTTAAATGCATAGTTGGAAAAACCAATAGAATCAAGAATCATTGCTACTGCATAACTCAATGATGCATTTGTTGCAAGTGTTTGTGGTGCGGTTATTGACTCAAAATAGAAAAACATATCTCTTAACTTTAAAGAAACCTGCCTATTTTGATTATCTACTTCAGGAAATCCTTCGGTATACATTGTTTTAATTGGAACAAAATAATCATAGCCTTTTACATTAACAACGATCTCGTAAAACTTTATTTGAATATTCTTAGTAATATAATCTTTTATTATGCTTGATGTATTATTTATATTAAAAGCCTGATCATAATCAAATAACTTCAGGGTTCCATTTGATGCAAGCAATTGACCTACAGGCAAACCAGATAATCCTAAATCTGATGCAGTCTTTGTAATTGAAAAATCAAGTGTCTTATCTGAAAGGTCAACGACTAATCTTGGAGACAACTCTATAAGATCAAACGTAGAGTCTGGTCTTGTCATTGTATCAACTACAACTCTTAGTCCCTCCAAATACTCAAACTCTCTGTATACATTTTGGCCGTCTGTTGAATTTGAGTAGGTCACTGGTGATGTTAAATCTGTCACAAAGTTAGTTAGTCTTGTTATTGACTCATCCGCTACATCCCATCCATAGTTTGGAATAAAAGTTTCGTACCTATCGTTAAACCATATGTGATAAACACCAAGGTCTAAATCATTTTGCTTAATTAGATATGCATAACCATTTACACTTTTTTCTGGTAAAAAGTTTACAGAAGAATACTCTTCGGCTTTTATAAAACTATCACGATACCTGTCTGGAACAATTAACCCATAAGATAACTCAAGATATCCATCGTTAGATATAAGTGGTGAGCCATTTCTTCTTGTTGAAGATGCATTAAAAGATTTAATGTCTACCCAGTTGTTATTTTTTAATGACTGAATCTTCCACTTTACTGGAGTTCTTTTATTAGAATCTCCAAAAAATGGATCTGCAAAAGACCCGCTTGATTTTGAAAATGGGCCAAGATCGCTAGAACCTATATGTGTCTGCATCTTTACAACAATACGATTTGTTGGAATCTTATTTTCATAAACAACAAATGGAGCAGCATCAGAAATATAGTTCTGACCATTAATTACCTTATTTGATATTCCATACTCAATGCCGTCTTCTGTTCTATATGATGTCCAGTACTTAAAATAATCATCCTTGTCTGGCATATAGTATCTTGGTCTTTGTGCCATGCTTGTATTGGAATGATGAATGTATGTGTTTCCTATGTATCTAGCCTTATTGATTCCAGATCTTGGTCTAAATCTATAAAAACAACTTTCTAAAGAATAAAACAATTTTACCTTTTCTTTTTGTGGAGTAAGCGTAATTGGTTGATTTAGATCATCCACGCCACCGTCCACTCTGACATCTGCATCTGTTGCACCATAGTAAAATTTTACAGATGAAGACTCGTTCTCATTCATATCAAAACTATTAATAATACTGTTATAGACTGATAAAGAATCTGCTGGGCGATACCTATAGTTACCAATCTTCTTTATATTATTTGGTATATTCATGTTCCACTCAGCAATAACTGCTGACTGTGTTCTAACTACTGAAGATGTCTCTAGGTGATTCTTTAACTCATCATTTTGAAACATACTACGCTTCTTCCAGGGTTACTGAGACATTCCAAAAATCATAGTTTGAGTTTCCACGCTTTACAACTGTATACTGAAATGAAGAGAAGAACATTTCAATTACCTGGTTATATTGTGCTAAGTGACCATATGCTGCATCTTCTTTTCCGAAATTAGAATACTTATCATATGCAAGGTACACCCAGAAGGATCCCTTGTGGTTTTCGTACCAGTCAAGCATCTCTACTCCGCCTGCACCACCATCAGTTGTATACTGTGCATCTGCACCTGTTGGCTTTCCAAATGCCCCGTTGTATGACGATGAACCATTAGATGCATTAAACTCTGGAGCCAAAGCGTATGCTCGTGACGGAAGCATGTTCCAAGATGTAGAAATATTTAATTTATCAGCAACATGATAAGATCTCATGCGACCATTGATCATTCTTTCACGCTTTTCAATTCTAGTATTGTCTACAGTTATTTCAGATCTATTGTCATCAGACAAGATTAAAAATTGATTTAAAGATGATTCCTCTACCTGTGTTCCTGGAAGCGCTCCTATTTCATAGCCGTTTGGAATGTATAGGCCATTGGACAGTGTGCCAGAATTTTCTGACCACAACATAGCCTGTGGTCTTCCATACTTTTGTCTGCCTGTCATGTATGCAACAGCATTAGGATTTGTGGCCATTAGAATCTATTCCCCTTTAATCTCATATCGTCTACCTGCTTAATCTTAGCCATTACTGTATTTGCAATATCACTTGCATTGGCATCAGACTTAACATTTACTACTAACTCATAATTATACACTGCTGAAGAATTGTCTGATCCAGAATTAATTGCCTTCATTCTATCAACACCATAGGTATCTACAGCATACTTGCTCATTACAAATTCTCCAGGTGTTAGCATTGCTGGAACAATGTCTGTTCCTTTAGCAAAACCACCAGCGGCCAAGTACTTAGGTATTAGCCCTCCAGAAGACTTACCAGTCCAATTAGAGGAGAAGTAAGAACCACCGCTAAGATTGTTCTTTGCTGTATTTGATTTTGCACCTGCTGCTGCCAGTGCTGCAGATGCTTTTGCTGCTGCTGCTGCAGCCATAGATGCTGCTCCAATTAAACCGTTTTCTTTTGAAGCCAATGAACTTGGAGAAGATGTTGTTGCTGCAGTATTTCCAGTAGCCTTAGTTGTTGGAGCAGTAGTTGGGCTCTTAGTTGTTGTGTTTTTAGTTGAAGAACTTGAACTGCTATCAGAACTATCGTCAGATCCACCATCCTCATAAATGGTCTTGATGTATCGTGTAATGTGCTCAGTTATATTTCTAACCTCGTTAATAATGCTTTGAATGCTTATTGATTCTGGAAGAGCATTTATTGAGTCTAGGATGCTAGTCCAAGAACCAGCAGCGGACGCAGAGTCTGCTTCTATTGCCATCATTGCCTGAACAATATCCTCTTCTAGTGCACTTGCCATTGCCTCAGCCTTAAGAACCATATCCTCAAAGTCTTTTAGTGTTTTACCAGCAAGGTCATCCATATCTGCCAAACTATCTAGAATAAGCAATAGTTCTGCCTCTTGTGCAGCAAGTGCTGCATCCTGTGATTCTAAAGCGCTAAGTATATTGTTCTGTGTTGTAAGTGCTGTATTCAGATTAGCAATCTCTGTTGCATACTTAGCATTAATTGCATCAATCTCTATAGACCTGTCCTTTTCATACTTAGTAATCTTTGCTTGTGATGCTTCAATTGCTGCAACGATTGCAAGACGTGCAGGATTTGTTTCAAGTTTATAAATTTCTTGTGATATCTGATATTGACGCTCATTAATTTGTGCCTTAGTCATTCCTGACTCTGCACCTCTAAGCCCCTTAATCTGGTTATCTCGTGCTTGAGTTAGCGCATTAGTTGTATCTTCTGCATAGGCTGCAGCATTCTGAGATCTCATTTCTTGAGCAGCCTGTGCTGCTGCAGCAATGTCACCCTGTGTTATTGCATCTGCAAGTCCAAGTTGAGTTTGCTGCTGAGATATAAGTCTTTGATTTATTTCCTGTGTCTTTGTTAAAGCCTTAATTCTTTCATCGTAAACTTCATTTATTTTTTCTTCTTGATGGTTAATTATTGCAAGGTCATTGCTTAACTTGTTTGATTCCTTTTGCTTTGTATCAATAAGGTCTGTAAATTCTTTTTTAAGTTTAGACTCATTAGCCTCAATAAGATCCTTTTCTGTATCTATAAGTTTATCATAGTACTTATTTTTATCATCTATTGCCTTATTTAATTCGTCTTCCTTTGCAGAAATTTCTCTTTGTATTTGATTTGCTCGTGCCTGAACCAAATTCATTTGTGATGCAAGACCTTGACGAGCAACCTGAATCTGATTTAAACTCTTTCCTCCACCAGTAAGTGGTGCACCCCCAGTAGCCTTTACTGCATTCTGATATGCAGTTTCTCCCATATTAGGATTTGCCTTAGTTCCATATTTTCTTAGTTCAGAGATGCTCATTCTTTCTCTTAGTCTTGCCTTTACACTCAAAACGTTCTGTGCTGAGGCTGCACCCTGAGATATCTTTTGTGGTACTGTTTGTGATGCAAAGTTTATGTACCCTTGAATCTTTGCATTCTTTTGAACATTGTTAAGTCCATCTACAACCTTTTGTAAACTTGCTGGTACCTTCTCAATACCAGTCTTATACATATCCATTGCAGCGATGGCTGCAGAAAGTTGGTTTGGATCTTTAATCATGTCAAGCAATGCATTTTCAGACAACTTAGGCAGATCAGTTGTCTCCTTCATAAACTTGAGAAGTTCTCCAATTCTACCCTTGTCTGCAATTTCTTGACCTGCTGATAAGCCTTCTGTAACAATACCATTAATCTTTTGTCTTAGTTCTGCCTGCTTTGCAAGTTGAGTATTTGTTTCAAATTCTGCATCTGTTATTCTTCCAGCAGCAAGTTCAGTTACATAGTATTCATCATTTAGAATATTTTGTAGGGTTGCATTATCAATAACAAACTTATTATTTGTCTTTGCTAATGTGGTAATTCTCTCCATAACCTTTGCACGGTCTTTATCATTTGTAATTGCCTTAAGTTGTGCTGCGTTATATTCTCCACCAATTGCCTTAGTTAGTCCTGCTTGTGCTGCCTTTGCATTATCAGATAGAACAACATCTCCAACCTTACCGCCCTTAATTACCTTACCAGTAAATGGATCTACAACCTTGCCCTTATTTTTTCCACTTGTTGCTTTTGTGGCAGTCTTCATGTACTTACCAAGTTCTGCAGGATCGCCAATCATAGATGTTAGGAAATCAATAAACTGTTGGTTTGCGCCCTTCTTGGTTAGTTGCTGCTGCATACCATTAAAGACATCTCCAATTACGCCCTTAACCTTTTTCCCATCTCCAACAGCCTTAAATAATTCTGTAATTCCTCCTGCTGCATTTAGAGATGCAAGTCTAACTTCCTTTAATCTTCTTAAAATATCATTAATTGGGTCAGCCTTTTTTGATCCATTCTTTGAATCATCTCCAAGTTTGTTTGCTTTAGCAGAGGCAATGGCTTGCTTAGTTGCTTGCATTGTTCTTTCTGCTGCTAGTTGCGACTTGACTTGCTCTCTTGCAGCGGGGTTGCTAGACTTTGCATCGTAATATGAACCCATTTGAGAAGGTGCAGCAGCCTTTTGCTTTGCAATTTCTGCATCGATATCACCTTCTGTAATTGTCCTTAGCAGAGTAATATATTCCTGAACAACAGTTTTCTTTGTTTCATCTGGAAGGTTGCCCCATTGATCCCATACCGCAAGCAAGGCATCCATATTTTCTACTGTGCCATCTCCGTCAGTATCTACTTTAGCAATTGCTTCTTTTGTAATTGGTGTTGGCATTTTTTCAACTTCTTCAAGTTCGTCTTTAAGATCTTCAAGTTTTGTCATAGCATCTTCTTGCTCAAAGAACGCCTGAATGTTGATTTCCTTACCAGCCATTTTTTGCATAAGTGCAACGGTTGACATAAGTTTGTCTGCTGTTTTTGGATCTTTGCTTGTAATCTTAGTAATAATATCTCTAGCAGTTTTCTTATTCTTTATTCCACCAAGTGAGTTAACCAACTCAGCAACCTTGCCTGGGTCGTGCAACTGTGTTGTTGTATTAATAAATGTGTCTAGTTCTGTTTCTTCACCAGCAAACATTTCTAAAAGTGCATTTGCTGTTGCTGGAGGCATCTGGCCTGAAGCAACTATGGTATTTACCTTAACCTCTAACTCTTTGCTTTCTAGTTTTGCTGTAGATTTTAGCAATGGATCTACAAATGCTTCTTGGGCTGTTCCCTTATACTTTGTTCTTACCTGATCTTTAAGCGAGTCAAAGAATGCATCTTCTACTGCGCTTCTTTGTTGTGCAATCTTAAATGCAGCAAGTTGATCATTTAATATTTCGTTGTTCGTCTTTCTTAAAGCCTCAACCCCTGTTGCCCTCTTGGTTTCTAGTGCAGAAATCTGATCATCTATTAATTTTCTCTTTGCAGCATCTGCTGTTGCTGCTTTTTGAGTTTCAAGTATCTTTAACTCTTTATCATATTGAAGATTCAGTGAGTCGATTTGTGCTTGATTAAACTCTAAGTTTTGTGCACCCATTGCTGCAGTTTGTGATGCAAGTTTTTCTGATCCAGTTTGACCAAACAACTCTCCCCAAGAATAATCTGAAACTCCAAGATTTAAGCCACCGCTTTGATCTCCAAATGTTTTTGAATAAGCCTGCATATCTTTTGCAAAAAGATCTGTAGCAGACTTTGATAAATCTCGTTGTTCTTCAACTAATCTTACTCTTACCTCTAATGGATTCTTTAGTAGGTCTTCTCCAGATGGACCAATGAGGTCTAACAACTGTCCACTTATTTGAGAAGTAAGTGTTTGATTGTTTAAATTAATTCCGATTTGACTTGCAACACTGTGTGCTTGCTCTGCAGTCATAACTCCATCTGAAACATATCCAGATAATTGAACTGCCATTTGTCTTGCTGCTGTATCAGTTCCAGACTTCATGTTCTCAACAAATGTAGACATGATTCCCTTGCCTGCTTCATTTTCTAAGAATGTAGATCCAAATGGCTGCTTTCCTCTTTCAAATCCTGTTGTGTATCTGTCTGATACAGATGTTGATCTCTTTCGTGCATATATTTCTGAAGCCCCAACTTTTCCAGTAAGTTCTCCAATAGACTTCATTTTTTCTGTTGTTGCAAATGTGGAGTCAACTAGTTTAGATTGTGATTCTGCTGCTGCCTTTGCAGACTTATCAAGCATGAACAAACCAGCAGCAAGAGCCACTGCAGCCGTGCCTGCTGCTGCATATGGGTTAGTTAGCATTGGAGCCATACCAGCAACTGCGGAGGCCGCAAATAGACCACCAGTGACCTTAGAGTCGGCCCCTGTCATCATTGCGCCCATGGCAATACCACCAAGTGCTGCACCCGCTCCTCCAGAATATCTTCCAACCTTTTCCTGACGAGCCATTCTCTTATTTGCTTTTTCTTGCTTTGCAGCATCTTTAGCGCTTACTACTCGTGCTTGCTCGGCTTTTGCTTGCTCACGCATTCTTTTTTCTTGTGCAATAGTATTGCTTTTTTCTACTTCAGCAGCAACTACTCTCTTTTTGTATAATGCAAGAGCCTGATTGATTTCATCTCTTGTTAAATTATTTCTTAACTTTAGTAGTCTTGCTTGCTCTTGAACAGCATTTGTTACTCTTCCTTGGGCTGCCTTGCTTAAGCCTGATTCTGCTACCTGGAATCTTGGATCGCCCTTTTCTCTTTTTATAGCAAAAGTTTTTGCTTGTGATTTTGTTGCAGTTGGTCCGCCACCAGTCTTTGTAGTATCTGGAGTTCTAGTTTCAGTTCCTTTGTTTGTTACCTTACCAGTAGAAACAGGAAGAGTGTTTTGTCCAGTGTAAGGAATAAACTTTCCAGTAACTGGATCACGGTAGTACTCTGTTTTTCTTACAGTTTCTAATCCACCACGAGTTGGTCTTCCCTTTTCATCAAGTATGTCTGTATTGATAAACATCTTGTTTTCATTCATTCTCTTAAACCAGCCTGAGTCTGCAACTCTCTGAGACATGATCTCTTGAACTAGTCTTGCGTTCATGTATGAATTAGGATTTTTACTTATATTTAAACCCTTACCAAGTGATGGATTTTTAGCAACTGTATCTCTTGCCAGTACCTCAAGTTCTGCAAGTGCCTTTACATGCTTCTGATTCTTTGGCTCAAATGGGTGATTCTCTTCTTTCATGATTGCTTGAATAGCAGCCTGAATTTTTGTAGTCTGTGCGTTATCTAAATTAAGTGGGTTGCCTTTTTTATTATTCCAATCAAGAATTTCTTGGAATCTGTTCTTTTGTGATGGGTCATTTGTTTTTACATACTCATTTACAACTCTATAGTCTGGACCCATTACTCCAGCAGAATACTTTTCTGACTTTGCTGCTGGTCTTGATTTTCCTGCTGCTGCATCTTCTAAACTATCATATACTCTAACTGCCTGTGCATGGGATGCATCAAGTTTAAACATCTTATCAACTTGCTCCATAGCAGCCTTGCGAGCCTTAAGACTTTTTGAAGTAAGTCCTTGGGCTAACTCAGTTGGCTTACCATTTGCATCCTTCATGTTTGCAAGGAAGTCTACATACTTTCTTATTGTTGTGTCAGACTTTATTCCTCCTGGATTTGCTGCTGCAGCCTTAACTTCGTCCCAAACTTTTGCTGCCTTTGGATTATTTGTCCGTATGTCTCCACCCTTTTTAGATGCACCACCAGAAGTTACATTGCTTAAAAATTTATTAATATTGAATAGGTTAGACTTTACATACTTACCAGTTTTTGGATCTGGACTTATTCCAAAGCGATACTCAAATCGCTCCTTCATTCTTTCTAGGCTTACTCCATTCGTTCCACCCTGATTAGTCCAGAATGTTCCAGTAGATGCGTCGTAAACCATCTTTTCCATAAGGCTTTGTCTAAATGCACCACCTGTTGATTTATCCCATCTACCCTTAAATTCAGGTGCCAGTTGTGAGTCTTTAACTCTTTGATCTGCCCAATCAAAAAACTTTTGCATTTCAACTTGTGACTGACTCTTCTGTGCTGGGGTTAATTCTGGAAGAACGCCAGTAGAAAGTTTTTTAACTGGGGATCCTGCTGCTGCGTGGATCTTTTGGAACTGATCCCACTGAACACTTCTGCCTGCTTCAAGACGAGCAATCATTGCATTGTATGGAACAGCCTCATCTGCAGGTAAGTTCATTCCAGCAATAGTCTTCTTTAATTTTGGAAGAACTCTGTTAATTTCTCCATTTACTGCAGCATTGTACTCTTGTGGTGTCATCTTCTTTGCTATATCTGCAGTAGATAATGCAAAGTCTTTTCGTGCTCCACCCTTTACACCCAAAAGATTAATCATTGCTTGATCTTGCATAGAAGGCATTTGTGGCTGGATCTCTCTAAACCCTGATGCTCTACCAAAGACTCCTGCTGGACCAACGTCTGCTAGGGTTCCTCCAAAAACATTAGACTTAGACAAATCTTTATCTCCACGAAGAAGTGATGCAACAAGTTGTGTTACCATTTGCTTCTTAGTGAACTTACCACTTGCTTCTGCTAATTTTGGATCATATGGTGACTCAAGTACAATTAACTTTCTTTTTCCAGTGAGATCTGTTGGATCCATCATTGTTTTAATTGTTTGTTCTGGTGCCTTAAGTCCATGTGCTTTTCTTGCAATAATTGTTGCACGTTCCTCCGCAAGTGCAGAGGTTGCATCTACTGCTGGTTTAACGAATACTACTTCTCCATTTGGCTTTCTGTATATACCGCCAACATTTGGAATAGGGAAACTTCTTCCAGATGTTCCTTGTATAAGTGTTCCAAAATCTGTTGGTGGAACTTTGCCAAACTGACTCTTTGCAACCGCCTCAGAAATTTTATCTGCAATCTGTCTTGACTGTGTTACTTCCGCAATTGACTTTGGCATACCAAGGAACTTGGCACCTGATTGCTGCTCATCTGGCTTTGCGTGGAATGCTGGTCTTACTGGAAGTTTTCCTGCCATATGTCCTGGAATTTTTCCATCCATCATTGCATGTAGGAATCCAATATTCTTTGCAGTTACATCCGCTGGTATAACCGCTTCTCCTGGAGCAAGCAGTGCTGGTTGAATATCTCCTGCACCCTTTGGACCTGGAACCTGTAAAACTCCACCTGCATACTTTTTAACTGGCTTACCTTTTCCTCCAGGTAAACCAGATACTGCAGATGTGGCACCAGGAGATGCAAATAGTCCAGGAGAGGATGCTGCCAATGCTCTTGCTTGTGATGCTGCATTTGCATATGAACCCGCAAGTTTTTGCAGCGATGCGCTTTCAACATTAAATACCTGAATAAGTCTTTGGTGAGATCCATGCAATGCATTAGATGATGATAGGTTTTCGATTTCTTGCTGAGTTAAATAATCAAAACCTCCGCCAAGCATTTTGTTTTGGCCATTTAACTTTGCCATTCCACCTCTGATTAATGCAAAAAGTTTAATCAAGTTTGCAAGACCGTTAGCAAGCAAACCAAATGTCATAAGGAAGATTGGGCCAATGCCTGCTACAACTGCTGTAATTACAGTTACAAACTTCTTTGTTCCGTCAGATAGGTTATTAAACTTTTCAAATAATCCACCTATAAATTTTATAATTGGTGTTAGTGCTTCTAGGAACTCTTTTCCTATTGGCATAATTGTTTGCTTGAATTGCTCTACCGCTGCCTGGAACTTTACTCCAACAGAATCTTCAATCTTTCCCATTTCTCGTTCAGAGATGATTGCTAGTTCTTCTAGTGATGCACCAGACAATTGAAGTGCACGAGATGCCTGTGACCCATCCTTTACAACGTTCTGAAATAATGTTGAGATTCTTGAAAACTGGAACTTTCCAAAAAGTTGTTCAATTGCTCTTGCACGGTTTAGTGGATCTAATTCATCTAGCGCTCTTGCAAAACCAACTACAGTACCCTTTAGGTCTCCCTTGTTTGCTTCTACAACACCCTTGATATTAATGCCCATTGCTGCAAGCATTTCAGAAGTTTTCTTAGTTGGATTAATCATAGAAGCAAGACCAGACTTCAATGCGTTAGCGCCTTCTGATGCGTTGATTCCGCCTTCCTTCATTGCAGTCATGAAGAATGCAAGATCTTCAACATCTCCACCAAGTTGCTTTACAACTGGTGCTGCTTTAGGAATTGCAATTGTTAGATCTTCAATAGATAATACTGTTTGGTTTTCAACTGCGTTAAGGAAGTCAATCTTTTTTGCTAGTTCTTCAGTAGAAAGACCAAAGGCATTTTGCAAAGATATTGTTGTATCTAGAGCCTGTTGTAGTTCAACCTGACCAAGGACTGCTAACTTGTTTGCTTCTCTTACCTGAGCATTAAGTGCTGACCCCTGGAAACCTGCAGCAGCAGCGGTTGCTGCCATCTCCATTGTTTCTGTTACGCTAACACCAAACTTTGTGTACTCGTTTGCAATTCTTTTAATATTTTCAACTGCGACATCTGTTGCTGCGCTATCAGTAAAAGCATCACCATATACACGCTCAAACTTTATTACTGCTGCTTCCATTTCTTTGAAAGCCTTTGCTGCATATGATCCAAGCATTGCTAAAGGCATTGTCAAACCAACCATCAACTGGCGACCTGCCCACTGCGTATTCTTACCAAAGTTCAGAAGTTGTGTAGAACCTTGCTTTAGTAACTGATTTAAAAATTGCTGTCTTTGTGCAGCATACTGAATTCTTGTGCCAAGTTCTGTAAACTGGCCATTAGCCATCATCAGCGTTTTTGGCATGATCTTTATTGCATCAGCAAAGCCACCATTGGCCTTTTGTAATTGAACGTATTGTGTCTGTAAAGCCTTGACTCTATCTCTACGGGCACGGTTAATAATCTCACGCTCTTGAGCAAACATATTTGTTAAAGACTTTGTGTTTGCTGTTGCAGCAGCAGCGGTGTACCTAAAGTACTGCCCCATGCTTAACTTGTTTTTCTCAAGCGCAGATGTAAACGCCTGAGTACTTGTTGCTACCTTTACCTGAGATGCAGCAAACTTTCCAGTCGCATTAACTGACTGGATAAGTTGTGCATTAAGACCCTTTTGTGCATTTGTTGCTGCAAGGTTTCCTTGAGCAAGTGTTTGATGAAATTTGCTTAAACCAGCCTGAAGTGTTCTTAGTTGTGCTAAGGCGTCAGCCGTGTTTATATTTATGCCTATATTAGCATTGACGTCTGACAATTTTCATAACACCCCCTTTTGAATTACTTGCTGATTGTTGCAATAAGATTATTGTTTGTAGCAGCATCGCTTCCTGATGCAGCCTCAATGATCTCGTATACTGTTGGAAGATCTAGAAGGTCTTCTAGGGATTCCTTGTTCTCTGAAAGTTCTGGCTTGTACTGCTTCATTGCAATCTGCACACAATCAAGGAGCACGTCCATTGACTTGTCATTATCATCTGCAACTAATGCGAGATCGCCAAAACGCTTTACGAATGGACGAAGTAGTGAAATCTTTAGTGGTTGAACCTGTAATGTGGTTCCATCTACTAGTGTAACTGTCTTGCTGTTTGCTTTTTCAGCCATTGTTCCTCCTGTTATAGTTAGTTAATTATATCACAAACTAGTCTTTCGAACTAGTCAATCTTTTCATAGGTTAGCCCCATGCCAATTCCAAAACCTTTGTTTGCAGCGTTTTGTCCCTGTAATGCAAGTATATCATTAGGGTCCTTTGCTGCGCCCTTACTGTATACCCTGGCTTTCATGGCTTCCCATTCATTTTGTTTTCCAGACTCCTTATCTAGATCAACACCCTGCATTGCTGCAAGAAATTTCTTTTCTGCATAATCTAACTCTCTTTTTACTGATAGCGTTGACATTATTTCTGGCATAGACATTGATTTCTCTAATTCCTCATAATCTTTCCATATGCCAAGAAGAAATGCTTCTGACTCAAGTTTTGCTAAATCTAATGTTTCCCAAGTTGAGCCACTTTCTGTTGCCTGTTTCTGAACTGGCTCTTCAGATTTTTCATTTACCTTAATACCAGCAGCAATGTCTAATAGTCTATATATATCTTTTAATGTCATTGCATCCTCAATAAGATCTGTTGACTTTGATATTTCTGGATAATACTGCTTCATACATATCCTTGCACATTCGACTAGACCATCGATAGCAGCATCGTCATTTCCTGCACCCTTGACATTTTCAAATGCATGCATGAACTCTCTTAAATATTTTATCTTTAATGGTGTGACAAAAACCTCTGTACCATCTACCAATATTATGTAGTCGCTTTCGTATACTTTTGTAGCCATCCTACAAGTATACCAAAAACAAAATTGCCCCGCTCAAGTTAATGAGAAGGGCAATAATGTTATTAAGTTGTATTATGCTGGGATAGTGCGATCTACGATCTTACCGTATGATGCATCATCGTTTGGAAGAAGACGGAATGATACTTCGAACATTGTCGCTTCGTCACGCTTTGCAGATACTGTAACATTCTCGATTGAGAGTGCACGGTATGCTACATAAACACGTTCAATTGAAGATCCTAGTGCACAGTCACCTGTACCTGGACCTACTGCAACCAAACCACGCTCAACTGGACATTCGCCCAAGTCTCCTGCAGAAAGGTTAAGTTCCTTTGAGTTTGCTCCAACGCCAACGCCGTCTGCTTCAGAAAGGTTGTCCTCTGATGATGCTAGTGCGAAGAGAAGGTTCTCAAGTGTTGCTTCAGCAAATGTGGTATTTAGGTTAACCTGCATACCTTGCTTGTACAACTTTGCAACGTCAAGTACCTGGTCTACAGAAACCTCACCAAAGTCAGGTTGGAACTGTAGTTCAAGTCCGTTCATTGTGTAACCAACATTGCGGAAGTCTGCATCATTAGAAAGTGTCTCTCTAAATGATGTTGCAACCTGGTATGCTGGTAGATCGGCATCAGTTAAGTTGCCTAGATCATATGTGAAAAGTGCTGCTGCACCAACGATGATGTTGTTGCTAGTACCTCTTGTATATGCCATATTTGTTTCACCTCTTTTTTTCTTTTAGATTAAAAGGGCTTGTTTCCTCATCTATAATTATACAGCCTTTTTAGATGATGCTTGTGTCTTGGTGGTACTCAAAATCAATGATTATCTTGTTACCACCATATGTACGGGCTGTGCCAAAGTCAATTATATCTCTAACCTCTTCAAGTTGATAAATCTTAAATCTGTGGAAGTAAAACTTGTTGGTCATACCGCCAATCTCGCCCTTAGCCTTTGCCCATGCATTAATTTCTTCGGCTGTCTCATCCTCACGATCCATGAGACGAAGGACTGCCTCCTGAACCTGAACCATTGTCTCTGTAACATTTTCTTGTGTAGCATAAAAATAATACAAAAGTTGTTCTTGTTTAATATGTGGGAACGGAGATCTACGCATGCGGACAAGTCTGTCCCAGGTTGCCATAACTCCAGCCTGTGGATATCTTGCATCATTAATGACAACCCACTGCTCAGTAAGATCATCTATTGATGTTGGCTTAGATGGAAAAAATGGAACACCTATACCCTGTGCAGGCGTATACTCTGTAAGATCATCTTGACCTATCTGCTTAATAATTGGTGTAACCAACTCTGATATTTTCTCTTGAAGATACGTATTAATCCAAAGAACAGGAGTATTAAATGTAGATTGTGACTTGTTCATTATGATGCCATCCCTGCATTTGCTACCCAGTCATGGCCAATCTTTCTACCAAGACCTCTTCCACCTCTTTTGCCTGCTTTAATATTTTTCTTAAATACTTGTGGTCTTCTAAAGTGATCTTGCAAACCGCTTGACTTTAAAAATGACTGCTTAAAGTATATTCCAAAAAACTCATCTATAACCTTTTCAAACTGTCCTTTGGTTTGTCCTCCAGGATTATCAACTGTAACTCCATCTTTTGAATAAAACTCTTCGCCATCGATTTCAAATCTCAATGCGTTAGCCTTCTTAGGAACTATAGTTACAGCAACGCCCTTTTCCATTATTGTTGCCTTGTCATAAAATGGAACATTTGACCCATCTTTAATAGATGTTGATTGCTTTAATGCTGTCGTAAAAGTTATTCCAATATTACTTATCTTGTAATCTATATCAAATAGTCTTGCCTTTGGACTTCCTGCCTTGCCCCATTCATATATGTGGTGAAGTAACTCTGGCGTAACTCTTGCATTTACATCTACGTATTGTGCAGCAAGTTCTACAATCTCTGGGCCAAGTCTTTCATATAGTTTGCGTTTACCTGTTTGAACACCATCAAGAAATCCATAAGAATAGTTGATAATGTTATTAAGATCTTTCATAAATGCCTTATCATCAAATGTTACTCTCATACATCTACCGCCTGATTCTCAGACCTGCGAATTACTAGGTTGTAATATTCTATACCACCAAAAGGACCAACATATGGCTCCTGTGTTGCTATTTCAAATATTGTAGACTTTCCGCTTCGTGGACCAGATGTTTCTTTGTAGATCTCATTACAATTCTTATCACGAATGTTTGTTAATATAATATTTGTTATTGAGTGTGGGGCATCAAGACTGGATATGCGAAGGTCTGTCTTGGCTCTTCCGATTAAAGATGTCTTTTGTGTTATATTTACGTTTGGCGTGATCTCTTCTTTACTAGCGCTTCCAGCAGAATTAAAGTTGGCAGCAATTGTTTTGTCTAAGACCCATGTCTTTTTTACGTTGCCGTAGGTGCCTTGCTCAACTATTGGATAGTAGATATCTGCTTGCATTGGAAAGATAAAGTCTGGCTCTTCGCATATCATTACATAATCCCTGGCTTGGTAATTGTATTTGCGTACTTATCCAATATTTTATCTACTAGCATGTTACCAGTTCCATTAAGAACAGACTTGTCAAACTGAATTCTAAACTGATCTGTATTATAAGAAGTAACATATCTCTTATAATAATCCAACTTTCCGCACTTAATATCTTCCATTAATGCTTGTGTTGCATACTCTACGTCAGATGGAACTCCTTTATACCCGCAGTCAAGCACGAAGGTATAATCATATCCTGCTGGAAAAGAAGCAAACTGATAACCAAAATATCCTAAATCTCCTCTACCAATTGGAAGATTAGGAACAGACTGCTCTGCTCTATTGTATAGTCCAGATATAACTCTTTGAATTGCAGAGTTGTCCAACGTAATTATATAATCAAACTCGTTTAGTTCTGGAGTATCAATATCATAAACTAAAACATTATTTTCATAAACCTTTAAAACTCTGCTTGTGTCATACCATAGTGGGAAATAGTCAGCACCTTGACCAACTGCTTGAATAATTTTTTTGTAATTATAAAACCCGTTTGGAATTATTGTATCAATAATTGATCTTGCTACAAGTTCTAGCATTCTATACTCTGCAATTTCTGATGCAGTTGTACCAAGTTTATTTGCATTAACATATGGACGAATTACATCTAGATTGCTTTCATAAAGAATATGCTCACGCTCTGTATCATAAAAACGAATAAGAAATTTTCTATCAAACTGGATCTTTTCTAATGGTAGAACATATTCAACAATTCCATTAGCATCTGATTCTACCTCTGTCTCAGTAAATGAGTGATCCACCAAATCCTCAACATATTGGATATACCCATAATTTGGTATGGGTAATTCCCATGTTGTTATAATAGGATAAGGTGGAACTCTCATTACTTCCATTTATTAGTTACCAAATTCCTTAGCCACATCTGATGGTGAGACTAGTGTAACGTGGTCACGTGTTAGCCACAACTCTGCTTCTTTTTCAGAAACTATGTTGATGCCCTTTGACACCTTGCCAATTCCAACCCAAGAAACATTCTTTGTGGATTTGATTGCTACAGTCTTTGGATCCTTCTCTGCTTTTGCAACTGGCTTCTTCTTTGGAGCCCTTGGTGTTGTTGATGCACCAATAACTCCATTTGCTACTGCGCCAAGTGCTTGCTCTTCTGGCTCTGACTGATATGATGGTGTTGTAATTGCTTCTGGCTCTTCAGCCTTTGGCTCTTCCTTTGCAGGTTCTACTGCTTCGACAACGGGTGCTTCTTCAACAACAGGTGTTTCTTCAACAACTGGGGCTTCTTCTGCAACTACTGCTTCTGCAACTTCTTCTGCAGGATTATTATAAAAATTGTCCATTATTTCCTCCTGAATAGTATTATATCATTATAAGTAATAAGGGGAGCAGGAGAACTAACTCCTACTCCCCCTAAAGTGTACTGTTTACAGATTATGCTTCTGCTGCAGCGTCAGCCCATGCGATGGCATCTTGTTCTTCCCATTGAATACCGAAGCGAACGAAGACTGTATATTCTACAGTGTCCTTCTTTGGCTTGTATTCACGGTTAACTGTGATGTCACGCTGGAAGCCCCATACACGGTTCTGTGGGAATGTCAAGTCGACATATCCTGCAGGGTAGTAAGGAACTTCTTGTACGTCAATTCCTAGAACACGTGTTGAACGTGCTCCACCGAATGTCTGTGCTCCACCATCAAGGTATGCCTGACGGTTCATTGGTGTTCCACCAGCCTGTGAAGCGAATGCTTCAGCAACTGCATCTGCAAGTGTACCGTTATTCTTAACGATTCCCTGGAATGCATCTGTTCCTGCGTAGAACTTCAAGTTAGACTTGAGTGCACGGTACTTACGTGGCATTGCAAGAATGATCTTCTGCATTGCGTCAGTTGTCCAGTTATCATTTGTAACTGTAACTACTGCTTCGTGAGCATCTCCATCAGTCTTGACACGATTTACGAAACCGTCCATGATTGAAAGGAATGATCCTGTTGCGCCATCGCCATTGATTGCAAGGTCTTCGATATCGTTACCGAAAGCATTTGTCATCAAACGGACAATGTGATCTTCTAGTGCTGCACCTTCGATGTTATCTTCTAGTGCTTCTGCAGATACTTCCCAGTCAAGACGAATCTTCTTTGTAGTCAATTCAACCTTTGAGAATGTTGCACCTGCGTTTGTGTAGTCGCCAACTGCTTGCGCTGCTGCACG